AGCGTGCGGCTGCGACTGGGGCGACCTGGTCGCAGCAAGTTTCGCCCGAACGGGCGTTTTTATTCCAGGCGCTGCCTGGATTAGGTGTCTCGGGCCGATCTCACTTCGGATGAACGTGTGAGGCTCACCCTAGAAACCGAAGTCGTATTGGTGTGGTTTCGATCGATGATGGGCGCGAACATGCTCCCATCGCTTCAATCGATAGCGCTCGTAAGCGCGAACCAACACAATCTTCGGCCGCTCGATGGCGATATCCATCGTGCTACTCCTTTTCGATCAAGCGGATGGAGGTCCGCCGCCCAGCCGGCATAGCGCCAGCTTGTCGCACATGGCCCGCACGGTTGCGGTGATCGATCAGGGGTCGAGGTCGGCCCGAGACAACGCGAGACAAGTCTGAGTCTCAACTCCAGATCAAGTGCCCGTGTCGTTGAAGCCGTTGGAGCTATCGTGTCGATTGCACCGCCAATATTCAGGTCGCATGGCGGTGCTGATCGGCAGGTATCCAATCGGCGATATGATCAGGAGCGTGCGGCCAATCGCCCCTCTCGCGCCTGGTATCAGTCCAAGCGCTGGAAGCAGATACGCAGTGCTCAACTGCTCGCCGAGCCGATTTGCAGGTTCTGTGATGAGGCCGGTCTCTCCACTCTGGCCACGGTCTGCGATCATATCGAACGACACTGCGAGAACGAGGATGCGTTCTGGGCTGGCCCGTTCCAGTCGCTCTGCGCCAGCTGCCACTCCAGCGTCAAACAGCGCCTCGAGGTCAGCTGCCGACGCGGCTGAACCTGTTGGAGGGCCAACAGCCTGCCGGGGGTAGGGGGGTTCAATTCCTTGGGACGAGCGGGGCCGAACACCGGCCCCCAAGACGAAAAAATCTGGCGCGAAATTCTGGCTGGATATTTTTTTTTGAGGAGACAGGAAAATGGGCCGCCGCCCTGACAATCCAGACGTCCAGGCGGCCAAGGGCTTCCCAGGTCGCCGCAAAAGCAAAGTCGAGAAGCGGATGGAGGAGCTGGCCAAGGTCGCTCATCTGCTCGCCGCCGCGCCGACGTCGGATGGTGACGCCCCCGCGTTGCTGACCACGCCGGAGTTCGCGCCGACGCTGGCCATCTGGAAGCGTCTGGCGCCGGAGCTCGTCCGGACGAACCGCCTGCCCTCGGAATCGCGCGACTTCTTCGCCGCGCTCTGCGTCTACACGGCCGCCTACTGGAGCTACGCCCAGGACATCGCCCTCAACGGCGAATTCCAGCGGGTGAAGCGCACCAACGGCAGCTGGGAGGAGAAGTGCCGGCCGTCGGTGTCCCTGCGCGACGCCGCCTTCGACAACATGCTGAAACTCGCGCCGAAGTTCGGGATGACCCCGCTCGACATGTATGCGCTCTACAAGGATCAGGCGTCCGCCGCCCATTCGAACCCGGGCCTCTTCCCGGCGCGCGACGGCGCTTCGCCGCCGCCTGCGGCGGCCGAGCCCGACGAGACCTTGGCAGTGCCTGGCGGCCTTCTGGGCGCCGCGGCGCGGTTGAGGTCGGAACCCCCGGCGGGCCGGGCCTGACCCATGAGCGAACCGGGTTCGCCGGACGCTGGCGACAATGACGCGCCGCTGCCCAGCTGGCTTGCGGCCTATGCACAGGACGAGATCTACGAGTGGGCCGTGCTGGCCTGGCGGCGCGCCGCCGCGGTCAAGGGCGCATGGTTCGATGAACGACTGGCGGAGGGTGTTGTCCGGGAATGGCCGGAGTGGGCGAGGCTGACAACTGACCGGTTCGCCGGCATGCCCTTCGTGCTCCTGCCCTGGCAGGAGCTGATCGTGAGGCTCCTGGTCGGCTGGATGACGCCGAGCGAACTGCTCGATCCGATCACCCACAAGACCACCATCGCCTACGGACGGCTCTTCCGCCGGCTCCTGCTGTGGATCCCGAGGAAGAACGGAAAGACGGAGTTCCTGGCGGCGCTGGGCCTGATGTTCATGGCCATGGACGCGCTGCCCAAGTGTGAGGGCTACGTCTTCGCCCGCGATGAGGACCAGGCCCGCGTCACGCTCGAGCGGATGAAGTCCATCGCCGCGAACTCGCCGTCGCTGAAGAACGAGACGATCCAGCATCGCTCGGGCATCTACTTCCGGCAGCTGCTGGGCGGGTTCGTGCTCTTGACCGGCGCCGCCGAAGGAAAGCACGGCAAGATGCCGTCGGTGATCGTCGGGGACGAGATCCACGAATGGCGTTCGCTCTCGATCGCCAACACGCTTCGCCAGGGCACCGGCACCCGCCTTGAGCCCATCGAGCTCTACGGTTCGACCACGGGACGCAAGTCCAACCTGATCGGCTACGGCGTCTGGGAAGAGACGCTGGGCATCCTGAAAGGCCACATCCACGATCCAAACACACTGCCCGTCGTCTTTGCCGCGCCCCCGGATGCAGCCTTCACGGACGAGCAAGCCTGGCGGCTCGCAAACCCCACGCTGGGCCTGTCGCCGACCATCGACTATCTGCGGCGCGAGGCGCACCTGGCGGCCAACAACCCGCGCAAGGAAGCCGAGTTCCGGTGCTACCACATGAACCAGTGGGTCGATGAGTTCACCCGCTGGCTCGACATCCGCAAGTGGGACGCCTGCGCGCCGGACAAGACGGCTTGGAAACGGTTCCCGGCAGAGCTCCGCGGCAAGCGGGCCTTCGGCGCCTTCGACGTGTCGTCCACCCGCGACGTGACCGCGCTCACCTGGTTGTTTCCGCCGCAGGACGGTGTGGACCGCTGGAGACTGATCGCCCGGTTCTGGGTCCCTGAGGCCACCCTCGAGGAGCGCGTCCGCGACGATCGAGTGCCTTATGACCGCTGGGTCGAGATGGGCGCGCTGGAGACCACGCCGGGCGACTATGTCGACCAGAACTATGTCCTGCGGGCGATCCTCGAGGGCCAGAGCGAATTCGATGTGGAGCGCGGCGGCTTCGATCCCTGGAACGCCCGCAAACTGATCGCGGATCTGCACGAACAAGGCGTCGACCCTGATCTTTGGATGGAGATGCGCCAGGGCATCCTGACCCTGGGCGAACCGTCCAAGCACTTCGAGCGCCTGGTCTATTCGGGCCAGCTCGATCACGGCGGGCACCCGATCCTTCGCTGGATGGCGGGCAACGTCGTCGTCCGGTTCGACGAGAACCTCAACTTTGCGCCGGCCAAGAAGCGCTCGCGCGAAAAGATCGACGGCATCGTGTCCACGGTCATGGCTGTCGGACTGGCCTGTGTTGGAGAAGAACAAGTGATCTCGACAGGCTCTGACGCGTTGGTGGTGCTCTGATGGCGCTCAGGTCTTCATGGGTGCAGCGGCTGGGCAGTCTGTTCGCGGACACCGGCGGCCAGGACAGCGCGCCGGTCGGACCCGACCCGACCAAGGACTGGTGGTGGTGGCAGCAGGCCTCGCTGATGACGACGGCCGGCCTTGCCGTCAGCGACACACAGGCCCTCCAGCTCGATGTGGTCCAGTCGATCCTGGAGCGCCTCAGCGGCACCGGCTCGACCCTTCCGCTCATGGTGTTCAAGCGCGATGGCGGTGAGAGGGCCCCGGCGCCCGATCACCCGCTCTACAAGGTGATCCACTCCAGGCCGAACGACCGCCAGACCTTCCAGGAGTTCTGGCAGGAGATCTTCACGCACTTGGCGTTCTGGCGGAACGTCTATTGCGAGATCATCCCTGGCGACGATTACGCCATTGGCCAGTTGATCCCGATCCACCCCACGCGGCTGCAGCAAATTGTGCGCGGCGCGGACGGGCGGATCTACTACACCTTCCAGGCGCTGGCGCCGGCGGCTGGCCATGTGACCTACCGCGATGACGAGATCTGGCATGTCCGCAAGCCCCGACTGACCACGGACGGCCTGCGCGGGCTGTCGATGGTGGAGACCTCGCGAGAGACCTTTGGCCGCGCGCTGGCGGTGGAGCAGTTCGGATCGACCTACTTCCGCAACGGCGGCGCCGGCGGCGGGGTGCTCAAGCATCCGGGCAACTTCAAGACGACGGAGATGCGCGATGAGTTCCTGGACGCCTGGCGCGCCGGCGGCTCGGGCCTCAACCGCCACAAGGACCGACTTCTCCTGCACGGCGTCGACTACACGCCGTTCACCGTCAAGAACGACGAGGCTCAGTTCCTCGAGACCCTGAAGGAAATGGCCGTCAAGGTCTGCCGGCTCTGGAACATGCCGCCGCACATGGTCGGCCAACTCGACCGGGCGACCAACAACAACATCGAGCAGCAGTCGCTCGAGTACGTGGTCTACACGCTGGGGCCCTGGATCAACGCCCTGGAGCAGGCCGCCGCGCGCGATCTCCTGCAGGGCCCCGACGCCGACGACTACTTCGTCGAGTTCAACGTTGCAGGCCTTCTGCGCGGTGACTTCAAGACCCGGATGATGGGTTACGCCCAGGCCCGTCAGTGGGGCTGGTTCAGCGTCAATGACATCCGGCGTCTCGAGAACATGGCCCCGATCGGCGAGGCCGGCGACCGCTATCTGGAGCCGATCAACATGCGCTCCTCCGAAGCGGCGGCCGACGCCGAAGAGGCGGGCGAGGGCCTGCCTGACGATGACAATCCTGCCGCGCCGCCGCCCCAGACGGACATGGACCCGGCCGACGACAACGACGACCCACAGAACGCCCCGAAGGAAAAGACCGATGAAGCCTGATCTTTCCATGCTGCTGGCGTCGGCGGCCGCGACCGAACTGATGTCGCTGCTGGCCGATGGTGAAGCCGTTCTGGCGCTCGATGTGAACTTTCTGGGCCGGGCTGCGCGCGCTGAAAACCTCGCGGCGCCGCGAGCGCACGGCGTCGCCGTCCTGCGCATGCATGGCTCGATCAAGCCGCGCGGCTACAACAGCACCGAGGAGTTCCGCCAGCGCCTCGACACGGCGATGAACAACTCCGACATCGGCGCGATCGTGCTGGACGTGGACAGCCCCGGCGGCGCCGTCGCCGGCACGGCCGAAACGGCGAACGCGGTTCGCGCGGCGGCCAAGATCAAGCCGGTCTACGCCATCGCCGACACGCTGGCAGCATCGGCGGCCTATTGGATCGCCTCCCAGGCTTCGCAGCTCTGGGTGACCCCGTCGGGCCATGTCGGATCGATCGGCGTGATCGGCATGCACATGGACATTTCCCGGATGCTGGACTCCGCCGGCGTCACGCCGACGATCATCACGGCCGGTAAGCACAAGGGCGAGCAATCGCCGTTCGCGCCGCTGTCAGAGGATGCCCAGAGCCATATCCAGTCGATGGCCGATCAGGAGCACGCGAACTTCATGCGTGCGGTCGCCGAGGGCCGCAAGGTCCCGGTCGCCACGGTCGCCAATGACTTCGGCCAGGGCCGCATCATCGCTGCCGACCAGGCCCTGAAACTGGGCATGGTCGACCGCGTCGGCACGATGGCGGAGCTGCTGTCGAGCCTTCGAACCAAGGGCGGCACGGTCCGTCGCCGCGCTGATTTCACGTTCTAGATCAAGTCTTCGTCTTCGCCCTTCGCGTTGCCCAGACGCGGAGTGGTTTGAGCGTCTGGGCATCTCCCGCAAACCTGAAAGGACTGGTCCGATGAAGGATCTCAAGAAGCTGCGCCAAAAGCGCATTGACGCCGCCAATGCGGCCCGCACCAAGAACGCCACGTTCAATGCGCTCGGCGCCAAGGCGAACCGCACTGACGACGAGAACACCACACTCGATGCGCTCGACGCCGAGCTGAACGCACTCGCCGCCGAGATCGAAGCCCTCGACGCCGACATCGCCGCCGAAGAAGCGCGCGCGCGCCGGGCCTCGCTGTTCTCGGCGCCGTCGCCGGGCGCCCTGATCGTTCCGGCTGGCGCCGCCGGCCGCACCCGTGAGCCGAACCCCGAAACGACCTTCGGCTTCCGCAGCATCGCCGATTTCGCCAATGCGGTTCGCATGAGCGGCCAGGGCGTGCTGGATGAGCGCCTGAGCGCGGCAACGCCTGCGACCTTCAACCAGAACAACGGGACCGGCGGCGAAGGTTTCCTGGTTCCCCCGGACTTCTCCCGCGAGATCTGGTCGATCGTGTTCACCCCGGACGACTTCCTGTCCATGGTCAGCCCGGAACCGACCGCCAGCAATGCGGTCTTCAAGCCCAAGGACGAAAGCACGCCCTGGGGGTCCTCGGGCGTTCAGGCCTACTGGCGCAACGAGGCGGCCGGCATGACGCCGTCCAAGTTCAGCGTCAGCGGTGAACTCATGACCCTGCATGAGCTCTACGCCTTTACCGCGGCCACCAATGAGGTGCTCACCGATGCGCCCATGCTGCAGAACCGACTGACCGTCCAGGCCGGCCGGGCCCTGAGGTGGAAGGCGTCGGATGCGGTCATGTGGGGTAACGGCGCCGGCCAGCCGCTCGGCTTCATGAACTCCAAGGCGATGATCAAGGTGGCCAAGGATGCTGGCCAGGCGGCTGCCTCGATCACGACCAGCAATCTGGGCAACATGCTGGCCCGCATTCTGCGCTATGGCGGCTCGCCGATCTGGACCGCCAACCAGGACATCATTCCGCAACTCATGCAGCTGCAGATCGGCAACTACCCGGCGTTCCTGCCGATCAACCAGCCGCTGGCCGGCTCCCCGTTCACCCATACCCTGCTCGGCTATCCGATCATGTTCACCGAACATGCCCAGACGCTCGGCACGACCGGTGACCTGGTGCTGGTGAACCTCGACGGCTACTACGCCGCGACCAAGGCCGAAGGCGGCATCGACTTCGCCCAGTCGATGCACCTCTACTTCGACACCAACATGACGGCTTTCCGCTGGACCTTCCGTCTGGCCGGCCAGCCGATCCTGAGTGCTCCGGTCGCTCCCCAGAACGGCGCCAACACGAAGTCGCACTTCATCTCGTTGGCGACCCGCGCCTAACCAGCCTGACGCCGTTCGGCGTCGATCTTGGCCGGGGCGGTGCTGATCCGTCCCGGCCATCACCCCCCTCATCTTCAGAAGGAATGCGCCCATGTGGCCCGAAAAACCCTCTCACCAGGCCGCCGTGATCGGCGCCATCGCTCCTCAGTCCGCCACGACCGTGCAAGTCACGGGCTGGCTGTCCGCGGCGAGCTTCGTCTACTACCTGGCCAAGATCTCCACCGGCGTCATCTCGGCCAGCGGCACGGTCGACGCCAAGATCCAGCAGGCGCAGGACGCGACCGGGACCGGTGCGAAGGACATCGCTGGCAAGGCGATCACCCAGCTCACCCAGGCGTCCGGCGGCTCGAACAAGGTCGCGCTCATCAACCTCAAGGTCGATGAGCTCGATGTCACCAACGGCTATCAGTTCATCCAGCTGTCGGTGACGCCGGCCGTCGCCGCGGCGCTGATCGAGGCCGACCTGTTCGGCTTCTTCCCCGCCTACGGCCCGGCCGACACCAACCCCGCGGCCATCCAGGCGCAGACCATCGCCTGATCGCCTGACCAGAGCACCGGGCCGTCGCGGCCCGGTGTCCACCCCTTCCTGAGAGGAAGCCCCCATGCTCTTGAAATTCACTCATCCTGTGCGGGTCATCCGCGCCGACGGTTCCGAGGCGACCTTCGCCAACTGCATTGTGGATCTCGGCGACATCACCGTCGTGCCCGCCGGCGCCGAAGTCGTCGACGCATCTGCGTTGATCGTCGAACCCGCTCCGGCCCCGGTCATCGAGCCGGCTCAGACCGGCCAGCCTGACGCTGGCGACCCGGCGCCTGCCGTCGACGCCCCGGTCTGAGTTGAGGCCGCGCGATGGCGATCCGGACCATCCTGCCGCCAACGCGCGGCCTTATCTCGCTGAACGAAGCCAAGGCGCAGCTGCGCGTGGATTTCGATGACGATGACGACCTGATCTCGGCCATCATCCTGTCCGCCTCGGCACTGGTCGAGGCCAGCGTTCAACGGCGCTATATTCCGCAGCAGATCGAGTGGATCACGGACGTGTGGAAGGACAAGATGGTCCTGCCCGTGGCGCCCGGCGGCGACTCCCAGAGCGCCGTGATCAATTCTGTCGTCTACACCGACACCACCAGCACGCAGCGCATCCTGGACCCATCCCTGTGGTGGGACCGTCCAGCCAGCGACACCCGGTCTCTCGTGCGGCGCTGGTATGCGGTCTATCCGCTCCTGGGCGACGGGCCGGAACGCATCGTCATCAACTTCAGCATCAAGTCCACGAGCGTGGTCTCGCCCCTGGCGAAGCACGCGACGAAGATGCTGGTGAGCCACTTCTACAAGAACCCGGACGCCGTCGTCGGCGTCGAGAACCGCGACTCCTCGACCGAGATCCCGTTCGGCGTCGAGCAGCTTCTCAGCCCAGAGCGCTGGTATCAGTGAAGGACGCCCAGACATGGAAGCGACAGTGAACGTGCGGTTCGTCCGCGACTTCGATTTCTTCCCGGGGGACCAGACGACGGTCACCTATTACGCCCGGCCCGATGTGGTCGAGGTTTCCAGGACGGTTGCCGACCTGGCGATCGCGGCCGGCGCCGCTGAGCCCGTGACAGAGGAGCCAGAGCATGATCCCGACGCCGTCAGCGGGAAAGCTGCGATCGAGCCTGAGGTTTGAGCGTCAGGGCGCGGTGACCAATGTCGGCGGCGTCGCGATCTCAGACTGGTCCTCGCCGACCGAGATCGTCGCCAGCCGGCGGGCCTTCGTGGATCCGCGCAAGGGCTCTGAAGAGGTCATTGCCGGCCGGATGGCGGGCAAGACCGATTACACCATCTGGGTCCGGTTCGACCCGAAACTCGCGTCGATCACGAACGCCGTTCGCGCCGTCAATAACCGCACGGGCGAGATCTACAATCTCGGCCAGCCGATCGATCCCAACAACTCCCGCCAATGGTTGCTGATCCAGGCGACCTCGGGGGGCAACGCCAACGGGGAGGGGTGACATGGCCAAGACCCAAGGCCTCGAGAAGCTTCTGGCCCAGCTCGATGAAATCCCCCGCCAGCTGCGGCAGGAACTTGCCGCCGTCGTTCAGTCAGAAACTGAAGCCCTGGCCCTGAAGGTCGCCGCGGCCTGCGCCGTGCCCCAGATCGCCGAGATGGTCCGCGCCGAGCGCGCCGCCAATGTCCAGGGTCGGGAGGTGTTCAGGTCGCGGTTGATCTCGGGCAGCGTCGTCGGCGCCAAGGGCCACGTCTACAACTCGCGCTGGGAGGAGTTCGGAACCTCTCCCCACAGCCTGGCCAAGGGCTCGCGCGTCGCCATCAAGAACCGCGACGGGACCATTCGCCGGCGGGGCAAGTTGTCCGACGCCAAGGGTGGCTGGCACCCGGGCGCGAGGGCCCGTCCATACTTCTGGCCGACCGTTCGCGCCTGGAAGCCGACCATCAAGCGCCGCATCACCGCAGCGTGCCGCAAGGCCATCAAACAGGCAGTTCAATGACGACGCCGGTCAACGCCGATCCGAGCTATGACATTCAGGTCGCGATGGCCGCGGCGCTTCTGGCCGACAGCGCAGTGACGGCGCTCGTCGGCCAGAACGTCGTCGATCCGCTGGCCGCGCCGAACACGTCATATCCGCTCATCGAGATCGGCGACGACCAGGTCATCGGCACGGCGGATCAGAGCGCGGCCGGATCAGAAGTCTATTCGACGATCCATGTCTGGGCCAACGGCCCGTGGGGTCGCCTTGTGGCCAAGCAGATCGTCGACCAGGTGCGCCGCGTGCTCAGTGAGCCGCTGACTCTGGCCAATCATCAGATGAACTCCGCGCTCTTTCACAGCGCACGCTTCTTCGTCGACACCGACCCGACCGACCAAGGCCAGATCGCCCATGGCGTCGTGGTCTTCCAGTTTCGGACGCTCCCGACCGTCTAGGACGGCGGCTGCGGGCCGAGGCCTACCCTCACTTCATTGACGTCAACCTGGAGACCTTCCCATGACCGCGAGCTATCCCGGCCAACTTGATACCGTCGCCCTTCTCATTCAGATCGGCGACGGCGGATCGCCAGAGGTGTTTGCGCACCCGGTGCTGATCAACCAGCAACGCTCCTACAGCAAAAAGTCGACGAGCCAGGCCACGGTCGTGCCGCGCACCGATGACCCGACGCAGCCCGGCAAGACCGTGCGCCTCCCGGTCGCCACCGACAGCGAGATCTCCGGCGACGGCATCATGGATGCCGCGTCGGCCAAGATCTACAATGACAAGGTGGGCACCATCATGAACATCAAGGTTCAGCTGGGCAGCGCGACCGGCAACCTGATCGTCACCGGCCCCTACACCCTGGAAGACTTCACGATCACGGGCCAGAAGAAGGGCGACCTGGTCACCGTGGCGCTGAAGTTCGCCCAGGCCGACGATCCGACCTCCTCGGCGCACGCCTGATGGCGGTCAAGGCAAATGGCGGCCTGGCGATCACCCTGCCGTGGGGTGACGCCGACCGCACCTTCCGCCTTCGCATTGGCGAGTGGCGCAAGATCGAGGCGCGCACGGGCGCAGGCCCTGAGGAACTGGCCGCGCGGCTTTCGCCGTCGGTCAACGCCATCGAGAACAACCTGCCCGTGGCTCATGCGGCCGCCCTTGGCATGGTCGGCCGCTGGCGGGTCGATGATGTCCGCGAGGTGATCCTGCAGGGTCTGCTCGGCGGCGATCCGGACCTCGGTCCGGTCGGCGCGGCGACGCTGGTCAACACCTGGGTCGATGAGCGCCCGCTGCGGGAGAACGTCCAGGTGGCGTTCGCCATTGTCATGGCCTCGATCGCCGGCGTGGCCGAGGACCGTGACCTGGGGGAGCCCAAAGGGGAGGCGGACCCGACCCCGACGCGCTCCCCAACGGACGGATTCGATGGGGGGACGTCTACCGCCGCGGCGCCCGCGCCGGTTTCCGTCCCGTAGACGTCGATCAAATGACCTTCTGGGAGTTCAAGGTCGCCTGCGAAGGTTTCGAGAGCTTCCACTGCGCCCCCACAGACGAACCGGGTTCGTCGTCGCCGGACTCCGCCTCCTTCTGGAAGGCGATCGGCGTTCAAATGCATTGAGGATCACATGGCCGAACGGACCGATCTCGAGCAACTGGTGTTCAGCCTTGAGGCAAGCGCCACGAAGATGAACAAGTCCATGAAGGAGGCGGCCGGGTTCATCAAGACCCAGACGTCCCTCATGGAAAAGCAGATGGAGCAATCCGGCCAGAAGGCCTGGAGCAACTTCTACAAGCACTCCGGCAAGGAAGGCGCGGCGGCCTTCGGCAATGCCCGTCTCCAGATCATGGAGCTGGAGCACGTCCTGCGATCGGCGTCAGATGCCATCGCCTCGGGCGCCAATCCCATGCGCGTGCTGGCGCAGGAAGGCGGGCGCATCGCGCAGGTGCTGGGCAACGGCGGACTGGGCGGCGTTCTGCGGGGCGTCGTGTCGATGTTCCCGCCGGTCGTGATGGGTGTGGTCGCCGTTGGCGCCGCGCTCTACGCCACGGCCTCCGCCGCGATGGCCTATGAGAGCGAGCAGCGCAAGGTCGTCGTGGCGCTGCTGGGCACGGCGGCGGCGTCCGGCATGACGATCCAGTCCCTCGACGACATCGTCAGCGCGGCCGACAAACTCAATCACCAGACCGAGGTGACGACCCGGAACATGGCGCTGATGTTCGCCGGCCACGGCGTCGAGGGCGTGGACAACATCAAGCAGGCCACATCGATCGTCGAGGACCTGGCGGTCTCTCTGGGCGTCAAGGCCCCTGAGGCTGCCGACCTGCTGGCCAAGGCGTTGCAGCATCCAGAGCAGGGCGTGAAGAGCCTCAACGAGGTGATGCGCGGCTTCGTGTCCGGCGCGCAGATGCACATGATTGAGCAGCTGGCCGCGACGGGCCGGGAGGGGCAAGCCCAGACTATCATGCTCCATGCTCTGAGTGAGGCCGTGGCCGGCAATGCAGAGCAGATGAGCAGTTGGAACAAGATGTGGCGCGACTTGGCGGTCAACATCGGCAACGCCTCGAATAACCTCGGCAATTTCTTGGCTCACCTGCTCGGCTACAATGATGTGTCAGACCTGCCCAAGCTCCGCGAAGAGCTTGCCGAATGGACGGCGCGGAAAAATGCGGCTGACAAGGGCTCTCGCGCATACAAGGTCGCCGAACAGGGCGAACGCGTCGTTCAGGCTCTGATCACCCCTCTGCAAGCCATCCTCGACAAGCAGACCGAACGCGGTGTCAAAAGAACGTCGGACCTGGAGGACCAACACCTTCAGGAGGTCAAGGATCGCGCGGACCCCAAGCGCGCGCAGATCGAGATGTACACCGCCGACATCGCGCGCCTCAAAAAGGCGATCGCTGATGACGCCAAGGCCGGAAAGGATACGACGGATGACCGAAAGTACCTGGCTGGCGCCGAGGCGAACCTTGAGCGCGCAAAGCGCCGCGAAACCCACATCCCGGGTTCTGGCGGAACGGACCAGACGGACAGCCAGAACAAGAGTGCGGCCGATGCTCTGAACAAGGCGCGGCTGGACCTGGCTCGCGCCGTTGCGCTCCAGGTCAAGGACGAGCAGCGCAAGACCGATCTGGAGAAGGCCGCAGTCGATGCGAATTTGACGAAGGAGCTCATGGATCTCGACGCCAAGGAAGTCGAGATCAAGAAGTCCAAGATTGATCGGAACCGACAGTCGCAGCTCAACGATATCGAGGCGGCAAAATGGACGACGATCAACGCCGCGCTCGAAAAGAAGGCCGCCCTGGATCGGGCGCTGCGGGCCGAGCGTGACAAGGCCGATCGCACGATCGCCGATGAGATCGGCCGGGCGCGCATTGGCGAATTGCAAGATGCGCTGGGCCTGGTGAAAACCCAGGGCGAGCGCCACGATCTGCAACTGAAAATCCTGGAGGCCGAGCAGCGCCAGGCCGACATGATCCTGGAGCAAAACCGTCAGCTAGCCCTGAAGGCCGACCCCACGCGGTCCGCCAAGATCAACAGCGAGTATGACGAACTGAAGGGGCTCCAGGACCGCCAGTATGCGAACAAGCGCGCGGGCGTCGAGGAGTCCACGCTGTCGCCCTGGGCCAATTGGGCGAAGGACGCCACGCTGTCATCCAAGGAGGTCGGCGAGGCGGTCCAGTCCTATGCGGTCAAGAGCATGGACGAGTTCAACTCTGGCCTCGCCGACGCCATCGCCAACGGCAAGGATCTCGGGGCGACGATGAAGTCGATCCTGCGCCAGATGGAGGCCGACCTGATCCGGTATCTGGCCAAACAGGCCGAGGTCGGACTGTTCGGCGACGGGAAGGGCTCCGCAGGCAGCCTGTCGTCCCTGGCGGCCTTCCTGCCGCACTTTGCCGGCGGCACCAGCTCCGCGCCCGGCGGCGCGGCCCTGGTCGGCGAGCATGGGCCGGAGATCGTCAACATTCCGCGCGGTGCGGAGGTCATCCCCAACCACGTGGTCCGCAGTCTGTCCTCCCCCAGCCTGACCCGTGCCGTGGGCGGCGGCCCGACGACGATCAGCCTTCATGCGACCTACGATCTCAGCGGCGCGGTGACGAGCCAGGAGGTCAGGGCGATGATCATCCGGTCGCACCAGGAGGCCGTCGCCAAGGCGGTCGACATTGCCCGCCGCGGCGCCGCGGCGGCCGCCAACTCCGACTATCTCCTCAAGAGGTAAGCTGACATGACCCTCCCGGTCTGGCCGTGGCGCCTGCTTTTGCCGGCGTCCCAGAAGACGCGTCTGGTGAACCAGGCGATCAGCGGCGGCATCTCGATCGCCGGCATGACGCAGACGATCGTGTCGTCCGGCGGCGGCCACTGGGTGTCTGACCTCTCCGGCATCAACCTCCAGACGCCCGATCAGATCCGCTGCGCGCGGGCCTGGTCGGCGCTGCTGGACGCCGGCGCGACCTCGCTTGTCCTGCCGTTCTGGGACCTGGCGCAGGCGCCGCGCCCGACCATCGGGGGCGTGGCGGTCAAGCCGTCCCTCCCGGCGATCACGGCGTCGGACTACTTCAACAATCCCGTCGGGTTCACGACCGCGCTCATGTCCTCGACTTGCATCGGTGCGGTGGCTCTGCGGGCGACCTCGATGGTGATCAACATCGCCACGGGATCTGCGCTGTGCGGCGGGGAATACTTCTCGATCAACCACGCCGGGTGCGGGTGGCGGCTCTATCGGATCGCCCAGGTCACGGCCGTCAGCGGCTCGCAATACACCTGCACGATCCGCCCGCCCCTGCGCGAGGCCATCGCGACCGGCACGGCGCTGGAGTTCGACGTGCCCCGCTGCACCATGAAACTCGTCGCCGGCCGGTCCGACAGCCTCGATCCAGACGTCGGACTTGGCCGGTTCGGCAAGGTCGACGTGGCGTTCGAAGAGGCCTTCTGATGTCGACCTCTTTCTCCTCGGCTGCCCAGACGCAGCTCCTCGGCGGCACGATCCGGCCTGCGATCTTCTTCCGCATGGCGCTGAACGACGGCAGCGTCATTCGGCTCTGGGGCGGGGTGGGCGACTTCAGCCTGCCGGCAAACGCGTTCGACGCGGCTGCGCAAACCTACCGCGGCCTTGGCCAGATCAACGATATCCCGGTGATGCAGCAGCTGCTGGGCGGCGCGGCAGAGCGGGTGAGTTTCACCATGTCCGGGGTCGACGCGACGACGGCGGCGCTGGCCGACAGCGAGGCGAACCTCGTTCGCGGCGCGCAGATCCAGGTGGGCCTGGTGCTGTTCGACAACGGCTGGCAGCCGCTCACCATCACGGGGTCGAGCATCATCCGCTGGTGCGCCGAGTATGAGGCCGACAGCCCCGGCGGGGCTCATGACGGCACGCGCTGGACCATCTCTCTCTCGGCCGCCTCGGCCTTCTCCGGCCGGCGCCGGTCCCTGATCTCACGCTACACGCCCCAGGACCAGCGCAAGCGGTCCGCCACAGACGCCTTCTGCGACAAGACGCCGCAGATCTCCGTTGGCACCAGCATCCTGTTCGGACCATGAACGACGATCTCTCCGACTACCTGCAATCCATCGCCGACAAGCCCTTCGCCTGGGGACAGCTGGACTGCGCCCTGTTCGCGGCCGGCTGGGTCGAGTGGTGCACGGGCATCGACTGCACGCTTGGCCTTCGTGGCCGCTACCGCACGCAGTTGGGGTGCGGGCGTCTCCTCAAGCGGGAAGGGGGGCTCCTCGCGCTCACGCAACGTGGGGTGCGGGTCGCTGGCCTGCGCCCGACCAAGGAGCCTGCGCGCGGCGACGTCGGCGTCTGTGACGTCGTCACGACTTCGGGCGTTGGCCACGCCGTCGGCATCTGCGTCGGCGCCGGCCGATGGGCCTTCCTGGGGCTCAACGGCGTGCTTGTGACGCCTGCGCCTCACGTCGCGGCCTGGGAGTTCTAGGATGCCTCAAGCTATTGCCGCAGCTGTCGTCGCTGTTGCTGACTATGCCGCCGCCGCAGCGACCGGCAGCATCGTCGCAGCGGGGCTCGATGTTTCGTTCTCGACGGCGCTCCTGATCGAGGGCTCGCTTTCCTTGGGGATTCAGGCCGGGATCTATGTCGGCATCAGTGCCGGCGTCGCCGCGCTCACCGCGCCGAGCGTGCCCAAGCCCGAAGCGGTCGCCCTGACGAAGAAGCAGCCGATCCCCAGCCGGCAGACCGGGTGGGGCAGGGCGCGCCTCGGCGGCGCCTACATGCTCTACGAGGGCAACCGTTCCAACGCCTGGGTCGTTCTGGCGCTCCATGACGGCCAGGTCGACGGGTTCGAGCAGTTCTATCTCCACGACGACCGGGTGATCCTCGACGGCTCGGGCTGGGCCAACAGCCGCTATGACCTCGACAACAACCCGACATCAGCGACCTACGGCCAGTATGTCTATGTGAACGACGGCCAGCGCTATGCGCCGAACCACGTCAAGATCCTCGCGCGTACCGGCGCCTCGCCCGAAACAGCCTATTCCGAGATCACGGCCGCCGTGCCGTCCTGGTCCAGCAATTGCCGGGGCGATGGCATCGCGAGCCTCGCCATGCTCTGCAATCAGGGCCAGGCGAAGTATTTCACGGAGGACTATCCGAACGGGCTTCCCAGCCCGTCCGTCGTGACCCGGCTCAAGAAGATCTGGGACCCCCGGGACGTGACGCAGTTGCGGACCAGCCCGTCGACCTGGAAATGGTCGGACAACCCGATCCTGGCGCTCCTGGACTACCTCTGGGCCGATCCCCATGGTCCGCAGCTGGACTACACCTCACGCCTCGCCCCGGTGATCTCGGACATCTCATCCGAGGCCACGTACTGCGACAACCTCATCCCGCTCAAGGCCGGCGGGACCGAGAAGCGCTACCGCCTGGGCGGGGTCTACGATCACCAGAACCATCCGGCCGATGTGATCAAGCAGATCCTGTCGACCATGGACGGCTGGATAGCCCAGCGCGGCGACGGCGCGCTGATCATCAAGGCCGGGCGCTATGACGCGCCGACCGTCACGCTCTCGAGCGAATACATCCTGTCCTACTCCTGGTCGCGCTATGTGCCCGATGAGGAGGCCGTCAACACCCTCGATCTCTCGTTCTGCTCGCCGCTCCACAACTACTCCGAAATCCAGACGGACAGTTGGACAGACGACGCCGACATCGCTCAGCGGGGCGTCGTTCGTTCGCAATCGATGTCGTTGCCCTGGGTCCAGTCCAATGCGCAGGCGCGGCGTCTCGCCAAGCGGCGCATGTCGCAGCTGGGCGCGCAGATCCGCGGAACCGTGAAGGCCAACCTCTACGGCATGGATATCCTCGAGAACCGGTATTTCACGCTCAATATCCCGGACGTGGCCTGCCTGACCGGGCTTATCTGCGAGATCGATCCGAACGGCAAACCCGAGCTGAACCTGATGGACATGACCGTCACGATTCCGTGGATCGCGGCGGACCCGAATGTCGACAGCTGGAACGCCACGCTCGAGGAGGGCGCCGGCGTCGCCCTGGTGGCCAAATGGTCGAGCGAGACGCTTCCCGTCCCGACGATCGTCAGCGTCGTCCCGGTCTACGCCAGCGCGGCTGACGGGGGCGGCACGCGCCTCGTGGTCACCATCGCCAACAGCGGCCGAGCCGACCAGAGCTATGGCGTGCGCTGGAAAGACGCGAGCGAAGTCTCCTATGTCGAGGCGGTCTATACCGGGCCGTTCGCGACGTCTGGCAATATCTCGATCACCACGGGCCTGGTGAAGAACAACGCCACGCTCGATGTCAGCGTCGAGCTGATCAGTGGCGCCGGGATATATTCTGGCTGGTGCTCTGACGTCGTTGTGACGACCTCTGCGAACGCGGCCTATCAGGGGACGCTGATCCCCGTTGGCGGCAATGTCGTCTCGAAGCCGTCCTTCGAGGATGGCTTGGCCGGCCAATGGACGCCGACCAGCCCGGGCACGCAATCGATCGTCACTGTGACCGGCCAGACCTTTACGAAGGCACTGCAGCTCACCCCGGCCAGCGCTGCGATGGCGTCGACGTGCGATGATCCGGTCGCGATCAATCACCGGGGCTTCAGCGTCGTCGCGGGCGACAAGTTCTTCATCGACGTGATGGTCGACACCTCGACGATGACCAGCGGTCAATCGGCGCTGATCGGCCTGGACGGCGGCAACGATGCCGGGACCTATGTTGGCTCGTCGCCACAATTGAACATCAGCACCGTTGCCGGCTGGACGCGCTACACCGGTTCGGGCGTGATCCCCGCCGGCGTGACGAAGGTCCGGCCATTCGTCTATGTGACCGGCGGCACCGGCGCGGTCCGCTTCTCCAACCTCTATATCGGCAAGAGCCAGCCCGGTTCGGACGTGACCCTTGGCGTCGTTTCTGGCGCGACGGGCAATCGGGTACCCCTGTCGCAATTCGAAAAGGGCACAACGGGCTGGTTCAGCTACTCGGCCATGCTGACCTCGACCGCCTTGGCGACGACCGGATCGCAACTTGTGGGGCTGCTTTACACCGGCACGGCCGCGGCCGCCGGCAATGGCGGCAATCCGTATTCGCAGCAATTCTCAGTCACCTCTGGCGAGCAGCTTGCGGTTTCGGCCCTGATCTCGACCGGCGGCAACACCGTCGCCTACATGAACATCGCGTGGATCAATTCGGCGGGGACGCAATTCCAGGTCAATCAGGTCGGCCCAACCGTCAATGCCGGCGCGACGCAGCAGCTTTGCCAGGGCATGATCACTGCGCCCGCTGGCGCTGTGAAAGCTTACTTCTACACCTATGGATACGCGGTCGCTGCCGGCGGCGTCGCCTTCACGACTTACGTGCCCCAGGTGATGGGTGTCGCAACGGGCGCGACCCTTTTCCCCTCATTCTCGCCTGGCCCGGTCTCGATGCTGGGGTCGGACGTGACCGCGGCGAACACTGCCGCCGCCGTCGCTGGCCAGACCGCTTGGGCGACCTACAGCGCGCTTTCGCCCGGCCAGGTCGCGGCGCCGGGGGCGAACCTGGTGTTCGATGGCGGCCTGTCGCTGCGGGCCAGCCGCTGGGGCCTTTCGACGTGGTCGTGGGGCTTTGGCGGTGACATCGGCCCCTATATCGCGACCGCGACCGGAGGCGATCAAGCGGCGAGCGACAAGTTCACCGTATATGCGAACAATAGCTACACCGCGCAGGTCTGGGCCGCATCGAGCACGTCCGCGACCGGAACCAGCCGCCCCTACATCTACATCGCCTGGTATGATGCCAGCGGCACGACCTCGGTCGGTACGTCAGCCTTCGCCTATATCGGGTCGGGCTACAGCTTGGTCACGGTCAGCGGCGTTGCCCCCAGCACCGCGGTCTATGGCCGCGTGATCATCAATTCGAACTCGCTCAGTTACGGCTCGTATTGCTGGGCCTCTAAGTTCAAGTGCGAGTTCGGCCCGACCGCAACGCCCTTCAACGATGCCACGACCAGCGGCGCGCTCTATGCCGATGGGTCGAACATCGAAGCTCTGAAACCGGCCCAAGCCGGCGCGGACGTGACCGCCTATCACGTGGCCTCGTCGATCGCGAACCAGGGCTACCTTGCGGTCCTGAACAGCCTGGCCTACGGCAGCACCTATCTGACGGGCTTCGGAAGCCTGGCGCCGGCCAACTACGCCTCGACGGCTGCGAACCAGATCTACAGCCCGACGCTTGGTTATCTGGTCGACGCCGGGACCAACGGTATCGTCACCGGCCAGAACGTCGCCGCTGCGATCGCCAATCAGGCGCCGGCCGCAACCGACAACACGATCCAGTCCGGCGCCACGAACAACCTCATCACGCTGGCTTCCAACATCGGACCGAGCACGAGCACTGGCATCGGCGCATCGGCGTTCGCCGACTATATTGCCCTGGCGATGCCCGCCAACCTTGTGTCGAGCGGCAGCTGGCTCCTGACTGCGGTCATGCCGGCGTTCAGCTGGACGGCCGCTGCCGGCGGCGCGACGCTCAGTTGGCGGATCGTGGTGCGCGCGTCGAGTGGCTCCAATCCCCAGGTGATCGCTTCGGGGTCCTGGACCCTGGCGAGCGGTCCGGCGAACACCCCCAGCCCGACGAACCTGCTGCTCGGTCGAGCCTTCACCAATCCGGCCGGAGCCAGCACCGGGGCGTGTGTTGTGGCGCTTCAGTTCGCGGTGTCGGCCGGCGCGATCACCCTCAACTTCAACAACAGCAACCAGGCCTACAACGGCGGGATGCTGTCCGCGACCTTCCTCAAATAGCGCTTTCGGAGGCTTCCCCATGTCCATCCAAACCTCGACCGATCTCTATGGAACGCTTAACGCAATCAGGAGCGTCGGTGATAACCTGAGCGACCCGCACAAGGCGGCCTTCGACAAGGCCATGGCGTTCGGCGTGCCCCCCGTCCAGATGACGGACGAAGCGACCGAGGCGCTCTATGCGGCCGTCAAGCAAGACGCGACGCTGACGGGCGAGGCGCTGATCGCGGTGGCGACCGCCTGCAAGCAGGTCGGGTTCCTCATGACCACCTATAGCTGGCACGGCAAAGCCCAGCGCTGCGCGGACATGGGCGCGGCTATGGAGGCGGTCGTCGCCGGCACGGCCCCCGCGGATGCGGGCGGCCCGGACATCGACGAGCGCTTCGCCCCGCCGCCGATCTTGACGCCGGCGCCGGGCACGGAAGCCGGCCACTAGACCCAATCCCCCCAAATAAGGATTTCCTTATGTCCAACGTGACCCCCGCGCCGACGAGAACCGTCGTGCGCCCGACGCTAGGCGCGGAGGCGACGCTCGTCGCTGTGCTCGTGGCCCTTTGCATATTCGCCTTGAGCTTCGCCTGGGCGCTGACTTTCCAGCCCTGGCCCGAGAGCGTCGCGGCCGACCGGATCAAATATCTGGGGTGGTCGCTGCTGCTGGCCATCGGGGGAATCCTTCTGATCGTCGTGGCGCTGGCGTCGCCGTGGATGGGCACCGTCAAGGCCTCGGGCCTCGGCGCGAACCTGGAAATCGAAGGGGGCAAGGCATGAGCGAGCCGGGCGAAAACGCACATCCCCTCGGCGGCCTGATGCGGGCCGAAATCCTGGGCCTCATCCTGGCGATCCTGGCGCAATCCGCCGGGGCGATCTGGTGGGGGAGCCAGCTTACCGCCCGCGTCCAGGCGCTGGAGGCGAAAGTCACGGCCAGCGCCGCGCAGGGGGAATCCATCGCCCGGATCGATGAGCGGACGAAATACATGGACGAGCGCGTCGCACGCATCGAAGCGGCCTTCGAGGGAAAGGGCAGCAAGCCGTGAGCCCCCCGATTCTCACCCCCATCGCCCGCTTCAACCGCTCCTACGCCCTCGTGAAGATCGATGAGGGCGGCTCGAAGTTCACCAACAGCCCCAAGGACGCCGGCGGCCCGACGCGCTGGGGTGTCAGCCTGGCCGCCCTGACGGAGTGGCGCGGCCATCCCTGCACGGCTGACGACGTGGCCCAGCTGCAGGAGGCGGAGGCTGGCGAAATCTACCATGTGAAATACTGGCCGCCCGGCGACCAACTTCCCGCCGGCGTGGACTACATGGTCTTCGACGCGGCCGTGAATTGCGGGCGGATCAAGGCCGGCCGGTTCCTTCAGACCGCCCTGAAGCTGGGCCAAGTCGACGGGATCATCGGGCCGCAAACCCTGGCCGCCGTCGCCGCCGCCGATCCGGTCGCGCTGATCGAGCCGATGCGCGCGGCCCGGGCGGCCTTCTACCAGTCCTGCCAGGACTTCCCCACCTGGGGGAACGGCTGGCTCAAGCGCAACACCCGCGTCGCCCTCGCAGCGACGGCGTGGGCCAAGAAAGGATAGATCATGGGCTTACCCGCATCCCTCATCGCATCACCCTTGTTCAAGGTGTTTGCAGATCCACGCATGATCGCAGTGCTCGGGCTGACCCTGGCGCTCGGCATTGAGTCCGTGCGGCTGAACATCGCCGCCGACCATCTCAAAGCCGCCCGCGCGGAAGCGGCGCAGTCAAAGGCGGATCTCTTCCGGGCCAACGAGAACGTGGCCGCGCTTCAGGCTTCGCTGAAGGATCAGAACGCCACGATCACAAGCTGGAAGGCTGTGGCTGACGCCGCGCAGGCAAAATCGGCCCAGGATCGCGCTGTGGCGGCCAAGGCGATGAGCGCCGCCCAACAGCGCGCCGGAGCCATCATGGCCGCCCAGACCCCGCCGGGCGACGACTGTCAGGCCGCCAAGGCCTTGCTCGCGGAGTTCAAGTGATGGGCGCCATTGGTCCCTACCTTCGATCCTTCGACGGCGGGAAGCTCGGCTTCTGGTGCCCAGGCTGCGAGGGCGTGCACGCGTTGCGCATTCGCCCGGCTGATCGGTCGCCCTCATGGGAATATAACGGCAACCCGGCCGCGCCGACTTTCCGGCCGTCGGTGCTCGTCACCGTTCGATGGAGCGAAGATGATCCCGCCGAGAAGGACGAGATTTGCCACAGCTTCGTCACTGACGGGCAAATCCAGTTCTTGGGTGACTGCACCCACAAGCTAGCTGGGCAGACCGTCCCGCTTCCAGAGTTCAGAGGTGAAGAATGAAGCGCGCTCTCATCGTCGCCCTGGCCTTGGGCTTGACCTCATGCGCGGGCACGACCCCGCCGCCGCCGGTGATCCAGATCCAGAAGGTCGAGGTCCCGGTCCCCGTGCCGTGCGTGAAGGACAAGCCCGTGGCGCCGGACTATCCCGCCACTGACGCTGCCCTGAAGGCCGCACCGACGATCACCAGGACGCTGCAGCTCCTGTTGGCGGACAGACTTCTGAGCCGGGCTTTCGAGGCCCAGCAGAGCGCCGTGATCGACGCCTGCGCAGCACTGCCTCAGCCAACCAACTGATCACGGGAAGGAGCGGGGAGCATGAACGGTTACACCCTCATCATCGGCGACACCTTCGTCGCCAACATCAACTACACCGACGCCGCTGGTGCTCCGCTCAACCTGGCGACGGCGGGAATCACGCTATCGGCCAGGGTCGTCTTTTCTGACGAGGCGACCTCGGTTGACCTGCCGGTGACGATCGCGGACCAGACGGCCTCACCCGGCCAGGCGTCCATCCTGGAACAAACCACGAACTGGTCGGTTCCCGGCAAGGCGACGCTGACGATCAAGGCCGCCCAGGGCGAGATCGTCAAAAGTGCGCGAACCACGTTCACCGTCACTGACTGATGATCACGCTGGAGTTCGAGGAGCTGGGGCTGGCGACGCTCAGCTTTCCGTCAGACGGTCAGCTGGCGGTTTCATTGCCGTCGCAGGTGCTGCGCGTCGATCTGGCGGCCGCGCCCGTTCTCCTGGTCGACGTCGGGGCGGCGCCCAACCTGTGCGTGGATCTACAGCCCGCGCCGATCATCGAGTTGAGCCTGGCGGCGGGGTTTCCGGGCTACACGCCGCCAGCCCTGCTCAACCCGGTCTTCTCCTACAATACCGACGGCACGCTGGCGCAGATCGCCTACGAGGGCGGGGCCCTGAAGGCGTTTGCCTATGACGCGGGCCTGTTGGCGTCCGTCACCGAACATGCCGCGGACGGCACGGTGACCACGAAAGTCTTCCACTACACGGACGGTGTTTTGACCTCTATCGCCCAGGCGATCGCATGACGTGCTCATGTTCATCAGATGCGCTTGTGGTCGAACTTAGCGATATCGACGTTTGTGATGTATCAGCATAAGTGAAAACAGAAATATGACCTTTTCTATTTCAGGCAACACTATCACCCAAAGTGGAACGGACACGTCTTTAGCAAGCCTGTCGTCTGTTTCTGGTGTCACCGTCTTAACGGTTGGGCCATCAACTCTCTTCCAAAAGAAATACTATGTGCTGCCTGCAAACGCATCGCTTGTGTATAACAACTTAACAATCGACCCAAAAATCGAGTGCCTTGTGCTTGGGTCGGGAAATACAACAATTGCTCCCGCATCAAATTCGGCAGTTTTGCAAATTGGAAAGCCAATAACACAAAATGGCTTTACCTACGCCTCGGCTGGCGAGGCCATAATCTCGCAATCAAACTCGGGAAATGCCTATCAGATAACTGCGGGTGTGAACTTCTATCAAGGCACTCTATACTGGTATTCCGGTATCATTCGGGTCTCAACATATTCCAGCTTCGGCGGAAACAACACTTATAGTAATAATGGCGTCATCACTGGATATTTGACCGGGTATATTGGCCCGAACGCTGTTTTAGAGGTCATCTACCCACCAACTGGGCAAGTGACTGAGGCCAACCAAATGGGATTTGGCCCAGCTGCTAGTCTGGTCATTGATGGCCTTACTGTCAGAGGTTACGGCACCAGTCCACAGTCCGCGTTGATTATTTTCAACACCAATGTGGTGTTAACAACGCCGCCAGTATTCAATCTGCAAGGTGTTGCTGGACTGACTTATGGAGCGACGTCCGGGTCTGAATCAAATCCCGTGACCACAAGTCAAGCTCCGAATGCAAGACAGGGCACGTTTCTGTCGATCTACGGATTTAAGTCTAACGCAAGTGCAAAAGGGTTAAATCTATTTGCGGGATCGCTGCTGCGCGGGGTCAATCTATCCGTCGGGTCTGCAATTCCAATAGTTCCGCACAACATTACAGCCGGGCAGACCCAAGGGTATGTGGAGGTGCGCAACGAAGCGAAATTTACATTCAAGTCACAAGCCGGGGTGCTGATCCAGGGCGTGGTTGTCTATATGAAAGACACCAACAACGGTCAAAGGCGCATCTATAACCTTTGCCAACAGTCCATCAATAATACGGCGGACAACATATATATTCAGTCGTCAGACTCGACCGGCGTGGCCCAGTTCATGGGCACGTCCAATTCAATTTTGCTCTGCGCCGTCGCCCACTTGGTCGCGAACAGCGACTTCACAAACAATGCTGGTGAAAACATCAAAGACCTTCGGTCTAAAACGAATACCGAGGGTGCAGATGATTTCACGTTTTATGCCTGGCACTACAACTATAGCGTCCTTCCCATCAACGTTGTTTTGCACAGCGACACGACGCCGTTCACGCTGAGCAACACGCTGATCACTGACCCTTATGTGACTCTCACGTCCTCGGCGGCGGCGGCAAAACTCGCATCGAATTTCGCTGTTTCCACAACCGGCCCAGGCACTATCACCGTCCGCGCGTCGTCGTCCTTTGACGACTTGTACGACTGCATGAAGGCCTACAAGGTTTCTCCGACGCAAGCGAACCTGGAGTTCTTAGGAATAACAAATCAAATTATCAATGCCAGCGGCAACATTGCAGATGCTGGCTCTGTAAATATTATTGGACTTGAGTATTTCACTTCCGGTTCAAAGATGACGACCATTAAATCAACCGGTGCGTTGACCGCCAATGGTGCGATTTCGAATGGCCTCTCGATTATTGGCAACGTGGCCCAAGCCACGCCAACCAATTTAACAAATGTCACGATCAGCGGAAATCTTACCTACAATACAAACACTCCCGTAACTGTCACTCTGACCAATTGCACGATTACAGGAACAATCAGCAATAGCGGGACTGGTCTGATAACCGTTGTCCTGGCCAACTCGACCATTGGAGCGGCTGGCTCAAATGTTGTTTCCTACGGGTCTGCGCCTGTTTCATTGTCGAATGTCGTCATCGGTTCGAATTGGGCCGTAGTCGACGCGACGACCAATGCCGTCATTGCAAGTGGAACAGCTGCAACCAGCGCGGTGTCATTCACCTATTTGTGGTCAGCGGACAAAAGCGTGAAGGTCAGGGTCCGGTATTACGGATCGACTAAATACATTCCGTATGAAGCGTCCGGCGTTATTACTAGCGCGGGCTTGTCGATTGTTGTCAATCAAATCCAAGACACGATAGGGTCGTAAAAATGGACATCTCACCTTCTCAGGAAAATCAACATCTCTTTTGGACGGCCGTCACAAAGGACCGAGCGGATCTAACGCCGGAAGAATTTAGAGCCATCGTCGCCTGCTTCGGCTGGATGGATGACGACGAGCGAACGCGGTTCGCCATCAAGCGCGCAGACCTCACCGACGCTGAGATCCAGAACTATGCCGCCCTCCACCTCCTCAACACCTATTTCCCGGAGTAATCACCAATGGCCATTTCCTCGGACTGGATCATCGATCCGGTAAACTATCGCATCGCCCACAACCCGGCCGGCTCGACCACGGTCTACACGGTCAACGCGCTTTACTCCTACCTAGAGAGCGTGTTCGCAGGCGTGGGCTACATCCAGTATCCGCCGCCCATGTCGGCCTCGACGCCGACCTCCTACACGATGATCAATCACTGGTTCATCGATGAGGCGAGCCTGCAATATCTCTCTGGCGGCGGCATCGCCACCAGCGGCTGGGACAACAGCCTTTCGCCGGGGCTTGGGATCATGCTCCTCCAGTTCGGGAGCACCTACACGCCGGCCGTGGCCTCCGACATCGGCAAGACCGTCGTCCAGGGCGCCAACTCGGGCACGCTGCTGGCCTATAACAACACCGCCGGCCTGTGGTGGGTCCGGGCCGGCACGGGGACGATCGGCGCCGGGGCTACCACCATCACCGGCGGCACGGGCGCCGGGACGTCGACGGCCGTCTCCACGGGTGAGAGCCTCTTCTCCAACCTCTACACCCTGGGCTCTCCCCTGCAGGCCGGTACGCAGCTCTACATCAGCCAAGGGGTCAACACCCTGATCTCGTCCTACTGGTCGTCTGGCCACGTGGACCTGGTGTTGCCGGTGCAGCGGGCAGGGGCCCTGATCAACTCTGGGAACGTGACGGTCTATGCCCGCGAGTATGGCAACACGGACAACTATTTCACGATCAACCTGTCTGCCGGCGGCCGTAACCCGGTTCCGCTCTCGACCTCGGTCGACACCTCGATCGTCGACAGCGCCGCCACGGTCGCAGCCTTCGCCACCGTACCGACGCTGGCCTATGGCACGGCTGCCCATGACCTCAACAATGGTGGCGGGGCCAAGAACTACGACCTGGCGATCAACTGCAACGGCATGACCGTGCTCAAGGTCTATGAGTGGCTGCAATACATCACCGGGCGCGGCCAGACGGCGGCCACTTACACCAACGGGACGCAGGGCCAGCTATTCCTGGGCCTGCCCGGCTATACCCCGGTGCCAACCGCGCCCTTCGGCACCTTCGCCGGCGGCAAGTTCTTCGCGGCCCAGGGCGTTTGGCTCTACAACATGGCGGCGGCCGATATCCAGAACTACCAGTTGACCGCCAATGACGGGTCGACGCAGATCCCGCCGAACATCCAGTCGATCACCGTGTCCAACCTGGTGGCCGGCGACCAGGTGCTCGTGGCGCGCTCGACCGGCGCGGGTTCCACGACGATCAATTATTCGAGGTACACGCTGGCCGCCGCCGGCAATGCCAGCGGCTCGGGCACTGTGGTCGTCAACGGGGCCATCAGCGCCGATGAGCCTCAGAGCGGCACCCTGCGCATCAGGAACGCGTCTGGCGGCTTCGACCGCTATCCCTACACCAGTTGGTCGGGGTCGACGTTCACCCTGTCCGGGACGCTCTCGGCGAACTACAATGGGGCCACGATGTGGGTGCCCCTGATTGACCAGGCCGCGGCTGGATCCAGCGTCTCGACACAGCTTATCGTGTCTGCGCCGATCTATGACGTGGTCCGCGTGCGGCGCTATGCCAGCGGCGCCGGGAACTCGATCCAGCCGTTCGAGACGTCCGGCACGGTGTCGCTCACCGGTCAATCAGTCTCCGCGATCCGAACGACGGACGCGGTCGCTACCTAGGGCGGGGGCCAATGGCGTTCTCATTCGACTTCGTGAACCAGCGGATCAACGTCAGCGCCGACCAGACGGTCGTGGACTGCCAGGCCCTCTATGACGCCATCGTCGCGGCGCAGAACTCGCCAGAGGGCATGGCATATCCCACGATCGCCCTGGCCTCGGGAAAGCAGGTCCTGTCGTCTGGGGTTGCCGTCGCCATCACGGTGCAGCTGCTGGACGGGTGGCAACTTGTTTTCGCTCCGGGTTCCTACACCGCGCGGGTGTCTGGTGGGAACCTGATCGGGGCGCTCGTTGACCCAGTCGCCTATTCCGCCGGCGTGCAGGTCATGCTGACGCTGGCGGCGGCTGCGACAATAGTCGGCATCGGGGGCTCGATACCAACCGCGGCCGAGACGGCGGCGGCGGTCGAGGAGCAGCTGGCGCCGCAGCTCGCGGCCATCCAGGCTATGACGAACCTCATCCCCGCGGGGCTCTAGGGGCGATCGAAATGCGAGGTCATGCCGAGGCGGCGATCGAGGTAGTTTAGAGTATGAGGAGCCAGCCTATCGTGCTGCTGAGTTCCGACAACCGTGACCGACAAACCTGACGGTGCGGTTATCGTCCAAAACACCGAACCATGAATTCCGCCATAGCCGGTCTGGCATGTGCATCCATTGGCCCTTGCCCACATCAAATAGGCGCCGAATGACGTTGAGCCGAAAGGGTAGGACATTGAACAGGCTTAGGCGGCGAGGCGGACCTCAGCATTTTCCAATGCACTGGCCAGCGCAGATCCGTGATCCCACAACGCGTGGAAAACATCAGGAGCCGGCGGCAACGCATCGATATTGCCCATCTCGGCCTCAAGGATCAAAGCGTCCTCGAAACGGCGCTGCAGCGTCTCAATGTCCTGAGCTTGAACGGAGATATCGTGCTCGAGGCATTGGGCCACGAAGATGTCATCCTGCTTCGCGATGATGATTCGGAGAGCTTCGAATTGCATGTCAAGAGCCTTGTTACGCCAGACATTCCTAAATGGAAGTTTGCCCAAAGGTTGTCAAGCGACCATTAACGGCGGCATTTCGCAACGATTGAGTGCGTCATGCAATTTTTGCTTAAGCCGATTCCCGAAATTGTCAGCGCGGCGTTGGAGTTTCGACGCCTGCGTTATCCGACGCCCCAGCCCTTGCCTCGCATGCCGGCATAGTGGTCCTCAATGCACGGCCGCGCTGAGATCCCGCGCCGGTCGCGCCCTCGAGTACCGCACGCCGAGCACACCAGACGATCTTCGATGTCCGCGAACCCGGTTCGCGAACCGAATTTCTTGACGGCCTCGACCGGGTCCATCAGCACGCGCCGGCCGCATCCGCAAGAGATGTCCAGCCGCTGGCCGGCGGCGACCAGGTCGGAAAGAATGGGGGCGCGCATAGGCGCAAGTTCATGAATTGTTCTGGATCGTCAATCCGTCATCCAGAAAAAGCTGTTGCACAGGGCCTTCTTAACCCTCTGAAATCATTCACCCGATCCCAGATTGTGGCTCTGGAGGTCCTCAGTTCGAACCTGAGAGGTGGTACCATTCTAAGCAATTGAGGCCGTTGGGGTTTTCCCGGCGGCCTCATTTTGTTCCAGAGGTGCTCGTTGCACTTTCGTTGCAGTCTCGTTGCACTTTCCTGTTCCGGTCCTGTTCCCGGAGATTCGTGATCTTGATGTGAGCGTCGTCGCTCATGCGAATCCGGTCCGCCTGGCGGCGATATTGGGCGAAGCTGTTGGGGCTTCCGTGGCCCAGCAGAGCGGCGCCCTGGGCGTCTGTGCAGCCCGCCAGGGCCGCTTCGACGCCTCGGGTATGCCGAAGGCCGTGAAAGTCGAAATCGGCCGTCTGGAGCCGTTTCTCGCGGTGCAGCTTGCCGATAAGCTTGGCCAGCTCTTGGCCGACCCCGTCTTCGGTGTAGCGCTCGCTCGAGCGGTTGTAGACCAACGTCGTCGCTGGCAGGCGGGTGACGCCCTTCCGAAGATCCTCCGCCGCCTGCCAGCGCGTCAGGGGCTGCGTCTCCGGGGTCTGGTCGAGCCAACTCGTCAACTGAGGATCCTCGGGGATGTCGACCGGCACCCGGCGCTTTCCCGACAGGAACATCAGGCGGCCGTCCTTCCGCGCAGATCGCGGAAGCTTGACCAGGTCGCCGCGGCGCACGCCGGCGTAGCGCGCGATCGCGACAGCCCTGGCCAGCCCGAACCGCCGCTCGGCGATCGCCGTCTCGATCACCAGGGTGACGACGTGCGCGGGCCAGACGCCGTGCGGCTCTGGCGACGTCGCCGGCCGGCGAACCTCTGGGATGAAGGCGAAGGGGTCGGACGTGACGCCGTTGGCGATCAAAGCGGGCCGCAGCACGTTCCTGAGCACCTGCATCCGCACATTGGCCGCTCGATGGCCCTTCTTCGACCAGGTGTCCCGAGCGCGCTGCAGGAACGCCGGCGTGAAGCTGACGATCGGCATGTGACCAAAGGTGTCGGTCAGCTCGTTCAGGAGCAGCCGATATTCATACTTGGTCGACTCGGCGAGGTTCCGAAAATCTGGGCTCTCAAGCTCGTACCGGCGCAGGGCCAGCAAGAGCGTTCCTGGCGCCACGCGCGCGGGCTGAAGCGCCGCGATCATCGCCTCGACCTCGCGCTCCAGCTCGGCCGAGCCTTCCGCGCTCGTCAGCCGAAAGGACGGAAGACCCTTCTTGCGGAGATAGAGCTCGACCTGGCCGTTCGGGCGGACGACGCGGTTGACATATCGCATGAGGCTACCTCGAGGCGCGGCGCCCTCGGCGCTCGGCCAGGTGAATCGCAAGATCCTCAGGGCTCATGGCGGACGATGGCTCGGACGCGGTCGAGCATTCTCCGCGCGCCGGCAGCATGTCAATCAGCCGGTCGAGATCCGCGCGCTTCCACACGACGCCACGGAGCGGCCGGAGGTCCACCGCGGCGATCTTGTATTGTGCGGTCAGGGCCGCGAACTGGGTCTCACCGACGCTCAGATAGGCGGCAGCCATCTCGCGGGACATGAGGGCTGGCCAGTTGGGTAGGGCGCCGATCACCGTATGCCTTCCCATTCTTCGCGGATGGCGTCGACATGTCGGCCGACTGCCATGTCGGATAAGCCCAGCGCCGAGGCGCATTCCCTGTTCGTGCAGCCGAGGTGTTCTGCAAAGTAACGGCGAACGCGGTCTCGGTTTGCAAGCCCGATCTGCGCTCCAAGGTTTCCCTTCTTCGTTGGGTCGCTTAAGCGATCGGCGGGGGCGTCAAAGCGTTGACTAACACCGTCTGAGCGTTGAGTAGATGCGCTGCGGTTCCATGCGGCGGCGTAAGTTGACAGCCGCCAGATGGTTCCTTCCAGCGGACAAACATGGGAGGCGGAGTTATCATCCGCCGGGTGGGTGAAGCTGTCTCCGTCGATCACCATTTCCGCCGAGCACAGCGGGCACGGCTCAAGGCTACACTCAGCCATGGTGACGCTCCTGAGCGAGTTCCGCCGCGCGATCGGTCGCAGCATCTGCGATCGCCTGGATCACCAGCGCCTGGCGTCGACCGTCGCCGGGGAACTCCAGCAGCGCGGCGCCCAGCAAAAGGCTCTGGACCAGCACCAGGACGCCAGCCTTGCTGCCGCCCGCAGCGGCGACCAGGTCGCGGAAGACGCGCGTGACCGTCTCGTTGTGGACGTCTGGGGTCATCACTCGTCCTCCGTTTCACCCCGAAAATATATGCTGAGGCAGTCCCGCCGGCCTTTGTGATGCTTGTTCGCGTGGGTCTGCGGCTGGAATTGGAAGTCGATCGGCAGGCCGGTGAGCTTCGATAAGCGCTCGGAGATCGAGATCGTCATCCAGAGCCAGCGCGGGTCCACCTCCCAATGGATGCCGGCATGGGGGAACAGCGCTGTGAACGCGGAATCCTTCATGATCATCCGAACGTCGACGTCGCGCCAATCAGGCCGATCGAGCGCCGAGCCGACGAGATAGACGCCATAGCTGTTGAACGCTCGCGCGAGATCCTGGCAGGCCGACTGTAGGGCGAAGATTGCCGGGGCCCCGACATAGCTGACCTTTTGTCGCTTCACCTTCGTCTCGGCGAGCTTCCCCTCGAGCTCTTCGATCCGCTGGCGAAGCATGTTGCGTTCGACGTCTATCGGCGAAGCAGGGCAGACGGCGCCGCCGGCGACGCCGGTTCCACGGCACGCCGGGCAGTCGATGTTTCCTGGAGCCGATGGCGTTTCCAGGTCGATCTTGCCCGTGCCGTGGCAATCTGGGCAGATCGGCACCGTCGCCGATTCCAAAGTGTCCGTCATTGCGTGATGCTCCAGCGATAGACGTCGGTCAGCCAGAGAACGAACTGGCCGTATGGCGAATTGAACCGGACGCGGAAGGGCTGATGGAACACGATCCACTTGGCGACGCGGCCGATGGCGAGCTTGGCGCGCTGCTCGATCATATCGCCGCCCTCAGGCGGCTCGCGTGGTCGTGGATCCAGTCCATGGCGTCGGCGATGTTGGAGAAAGCGGCGACATAGCGGCCGGCGAAGATCACGGCCCAGGGCGACCAGAGGCAACGCTGAAACCTGATGCGGTAGGGTCGGCTCATCGCTCGACCCTCCTGAAAGTCAGCGCCCAGACCCAAGGATTTTCGTCCCAAGCGCCGGAGCCATTGATGTGCTCCCAGAGAGCGGCGAAGATCGCCTTGGGCGTCCCGATGTCATCGAAGTCTCCGGGAACGCAGCCCTCTGCCAATGCATCGGCCTCGCTGATCTCCTGCAGGCGCTCCACCCGGATATCGGTGATCTCCAGCGTGATCCGGCTAAGTTTGCGGGGCATGAAGAGCGGCGAGCGCCAGCGAATCTCGCTGTCGTTCGAGGGGATGTTATCCATGCCCCGCGCCTCGGCATCCTGCCGCCAATTCGCGCGGTAGATTGTCACTTGATCGTTCGGCCAAGCGAATGCCTCCCGCACCCATAGCCGATCGCCGACCTCAAACCTGCAGGGTGCGAGCTGGTCACGCGAGCACATGAACCCGGACTCAGTCTCCGTCATGATCCGCTCGCCGTTGGCGATAAGGTCATGGACGGTGAGTCCGCGGGCCGGTTTCGCAATGCGCCGGGTCTGCGTCTTCGTTCCAGCCAAGATTGCGCGGATGCTGGTCGCGCCGAAAATGATTGGCGGCCCGCTCATTCCTCCTCTCCCGCGTCATCATCGGCGTCGTCGGCCGGCGCCGGCGGCTCAACTGGCAAGCCCTGGATAAGGTTCATTGCCATCGCGATCGCCTCGATGGCGACGTCGTCGTAGGTGTTGACGTGCTTGCCGTTCCTCGACCAGCTGAAGCCGGTCGAGGTCCACGCGCCGTCCAGGCCGACCCGCGCCAAGAACTCTTTGAACGCCAGAAGCGTAGCGCTCGTGCCGTGCCAGTCCATCCGGAATTGGCGGATCGCCGCCTCCCGCTCCTGACGAACGCGCTTTTCCTCGGAAGCCTTCGCTGCCTGGGCGGCTTGCCGCGCGGCGCGATCCGCCAGCATCTTCCGGCCTTCCTCGTTCGGCTCGTAGGGACCGTTCAGCCACGCGGTCGAGTAGCGCTGGCCGAGATCAGGATCGATGCCGGCCCGGGCGCGCAGCGTGTCGATCGCCACCGAAAGGCTGTGCTCGTCCTGGGGATTGCAGCCGATGGCCAGCAAGGCATTGACAGCCGACCAAGCGCGCTGGACGCGAATGCGACCGTCGAGCCCCGAGATGTCTGGCCGATAAATCAGCCCAGCGTCGACCAGCGGCTGCCAAGCTTCGGGCGGGACGTTGGGATCGATTTGCGCAGAATGTGTTCCTTCCACCCTATAGGAGTGAACGATCTCGGCGACGGCCAGCAGCATCCAGTCTGGAAAAGCGTCGTCATCCGCGGAGTCGAACATCTCCGGCTGATCACCGTCGCCGTCGTCGGCCGTTTGGTGAGCCTGGACAAGGTTTCGCGCGGCCGTGACCGACAGATAGTCCTCGTCGTCCTTCGGCAACGTCATGCGCTCGAGGAGGTTCGGCTCAAGTTGCAGCAGCTGCAAGCGCTGTTGCACGACCCGCTGGGTCACGCTGACGCGCTGGGAGATCTCCAGCGTCGTCATGCCGGCGTCGACCAGCGCCTTGAAGGCCTGGGCCTCCTCGACCGGGTTAAGCGCTCGGCGCTGCAGGTTCTCAGCCAGCGCGCGCAACCGGTGTCCGAGGTCGTCGGTCTCGATGACCTGGCAGGGGATCACGCGATCTTCCGGCCAGTCGCCGTCGCGGATCGCCGCCTGGCTGGCGCGCCAACGGCGCTCGCCGGAGATTAGACGATACATCGGGACGCGAGCGCCGTTCGCGTCCCTGACGACCGCTTCCTCCTCCTCGGCCGCGGCGCGAACAACGAGGTTCTGCAACAGCCCGTTCTGCAAGATGTCCTGGCGAAGGGCGTCAAGCTCTTCGTCGAACTCCTCGCTCGAGAAGTCCCGACGCGGGTTGAGTGGGTCGGGAATGATCTGGAACGGCAGGAGGCCGACGAAACCAGCGAGCGGCGCCGTGCGGCCGGCGGCGACGTCCAGCGCGGCGAGCGCTCGGTGTCCCTCGTCGGTCAAGGTGAGATCGGGATAGGTGACCACGCCGAGATCCGCGAGGCGCTCGATGGAGCGCTTCATGTTGTCGCGGCGCCGATCGAGCCGATCGGCAAGCGCTCCAATATCTTCGACGCCAGCGGCGATCGCGCGCAGGACGTCTTCGTTTTCAATGGCTGCTACGTGCATGGGTTCACACCGGGAGGAAGAAGCCGAACGCCATGGCGCCGGCGATGAGGATGACGATCGCGGTCCAGCCGCGCAGGGTGAGGGGATTGGCTCGGATCATGCGGCGACCCTCCGCGCCTCGAGGACGCGTGTGATCGCCTCCTTCAGCGACAGGGTCTGCTCGCCCTTGCCGGTGAACACGATCCGACTTTCCTCGATGCGAGGATGATCCGCCGGGCTGTCGGCCGCGATGAACCGAACGCCGATCGAGGTCCGCTGCTCGTCGGGCTGGTCGCCCCAGACGCACATGTCGTCGCTGAACTGCAGCTTGCGCTGGCCGCGCATGTCCAGCAGCCGGCGGGCGATGTCGGCCAGGCTGTCGCACACGACCGGATCAAGCGGGTTGTCGATGATGCAGTAGGGCGGGTAGGGTGAGCCGGTCATATCGACCACCCCGCCGGCCAGGAGCCCGCCGCATGACGATGACAATGACTGAAATGGAACAGCGACTTGAGAGCCTCGAGTACAACTTTGCGGCGCTCGGAACCGTCGTCTCGCTGCTGATACTGGATGCCGACAAGCTCAGTCCGACAGAATGGAAACGGCGGGCACAAGCAGCCCTCGCCGCCATCAAGCAGGGCGCCGAATAGGACGGGCTGTTCGAGGAGATCGAGATCGAGCGCAAGGCGCTGCCGGCGTTGGCGGACGTTCTTTCTGTGGCGTTGGACTGACACCTATCAGCCCTCCCGACGATCTGTCGGCGCATAGTCACGCCGGAACTGCGCTCCTGTGCGGAGCACCTTTCCGTCGGCGTCCTTCCCGCAGCGAATGATCTGGCGGTCTGCGAGTGCGTTACCGAAGGGTGTCAGACTGAGCGGGCGCTCGACGCCTTGCTGGTCGCACCATTGCCGATAGTCGGCGTAGAGGTCTTTGGCCCGCGTTGTAGCGCCTTCGACCACGACCAATCGTTCGTCAAACCACTGCGAAAAGGTCGACCTGGACATCTCCGCGCTCTCTTCAGCGGTCGCAGGCGGCGCGGGGAGTGCGGCGCCGCAGTTCGGGCAATTTCGGTAGTTCATTGGGTTGCTCCAAGCAGGCAATGATGGTCGTTGGGGGGATTGGCCACGCCAAGGATCGGCGTTGCCGGCACGAACGAGAGGCACTCACAGCGCAGCTGACGCGGCGAGAAATCGCCAGCCATGGTGACGTCGACCGCGAGTCTTGCGTCCGGGTTCCCCGACACGGGCATCGTGATCATGTTCGAGATGTTGAGACCGCCGCTCATTGGACGGTCGCCGATCCGAAATCGCCTGCGCAGATCTTCGCCTTGGTCGCGGCCAATCCGAGATTGAACAGGTCCAGTTGAATGGCGAGGCCGACCGCCAGGTCACGGCCGGTGAACGCCGTCGGCGCCAGGGTTTCGCCGACGTCCTGCGCGGTGTGGGTGGAGATCAACCACTCCTTGTCGCCAATGCCGACATAGACGATCGGGGTCGGCGCGCACCCCTCGCGCTGGCGAACCAGCGGGAATGCCTGAAGCGAACCAGGTTCGCCATTGATCGCCGCAATGATGTTCTCAACCACGGCCAGGTTCGGAGAGGCCGATCCGGAGGGTGTGAAATCGGCCAAGCTGGCCATTGAATTTCGTTGCAAATTTCGGGCGGATGACATCTGGACCTACCGTTTCTGCTCCCTGCGTCCATTACGCGACGGCCAGTTACGGACTATTCGTCCATTTCGTCAATCGGCAAAGTCCATTTACCGATCGAATATGCCATTAACGTGGACTATTCCTGCAGTTGCATATCGAGGCGGAACGGATACAAAATGCGGGATGATGTGGAAGATATTTTCAGTCGTGCTGGTGCTCGGAACTCTGTCGGCGACGGCCGGGCAGGCGCGCGCTGCGCACCAGTTGAGCCATTCGAAGGCTGCCGAAGTGGGCTGGCATGACGCGGTTAAGTGTCTGGTTATCGAAAACCTAATGTCGACCGGGTCGAAGTTCTCTTTTGAGCCACTTTGCGAAAAAGACGTCCGAACCAGATCGTTTTCGTTCGTCGCCGTATCTGGAGCTCGGGAGGCAGGCGCCGATGATGTGCCGCCATATTGGGATTACAAAGACGGGGTCCTGACGATTGGCCTCGCGGTCAAGACATACGCCACTTATCCTGGCAACGACCGATATTCGATGCAGTTCCTAATGAACAAGTCGGTCACTGGGAAAGGAACTTATCGGGCCCAAAACGCATTCGCGGCTAAGACCGTTGTGCAGCGTCGCGAGATCGAAGAAGTCTACGGTGTTGTTGGGGCTGAGGACCCGGCGGCGAAAGAAATTACTATTGCGATGACTGAAAGCGAGGCCAGAAAAGCGGCTCCATTCATTGACGTAAAATATTTTGTTCACATCGTCACGGCGCCTGATGGGCGGATCGGGGCTTATAACTTCGAGACCAGTGGGCCAACATTCAATGAGCCATACGAAGATATTTCGCGAACATTTTTCATATATTTGAAAATAGATCGAGTGGAGATTTATGACAGCTTCCACAAGAAAATGGTCAAGACTGTAGAATTTACTACAGACGACAAAACACATTGAGGATCGATTTCACGCTCGCTCCGTCGTAGCTAAGTTCTTCTTCTGGATTGTATTGAAATGCATAGACTCGACCGTTCTTTTGGCCGCGATAAGTCTTGATTACGCCACTGCCATCATGGAACTCGATCAATACGTCTCGATCTCTGATTGGTGGCACGTGCCGTTGAATGACAAGCATTTCGCCTTCGAAGATCCGGGGCTCCATGCTGAAACCTATAGTCTTCACCACGAAGTACTCGCCTCTAAGCGTGAGGCCCATTGGCAGATCGATCCAGTCGATGATTCCGCCAGGGTTCATTGCCACCCGATCCCCATTCGAGGCTGCGGCATAGCCATAGACGGCAACTCGATTGCTGGGCGGCGGGGCGCCTTGAGTGGGCCCCTGAGACGGATCGAACGAATCCATCACGTCCGCAATTGTGCGCGCCTGGGAAACGTTGAGCGGGTCATCCGTCTTTAGCTTCCGATTAAACTGGCTCGCGTCCATGTCGATCGCTTTGGCGACAAACGATTTCGCGCCACGAGGCATCACGCGCAGGGCCTCGGACAATTCCGACCATGTGGACAAAAGTTCCATGGCCGAAAATATCGCAGGGGGCGCCGTGGCGAAGCTATTGACGGAAAGACCCAAATCAGATCACCAAAATGGACATAACGTCACAGACGGATAGTCCATATGGGACAAATAGTCCATAAGTCGCGCCAAGAGCGCCCCGAAACGCCTGCTGATCGTATCATTCGGGCCCTCGGTGCCCGACGCGTAGCAGAGATCACGCAGTTGACCACTGATGCCGTGAGAAAATGGCAGCGTCGGCGCGCGACTGGCGGCGGCGGCGGATTGGTGCCTGCACAATACCAGCAGCTGCTCCTGAACGAGGCTCGCGCCGCCGGATTGGAATTCGCTGCCGAAGATCTCATCGGGCCAGAGTTCTGATGCCCCCGCGCCTCCCTTCAACCCGGCCGAGCGGGCGGCCTAACCTCGGAGAACGAGAATGTTCGATAACGCGCCCTTGGCTCTGGTCGGCGAACTGGGACCGGAACTCATCTTTTCGCAGGACCCTGGACGAGTCGCGTCTCGATTTTGCGAAGAATGTGGTCGGTCTGTTCGCGCACAGCGGCCTCGCGGCCGGGCGTTGGTCGGTGCTCGAATTCTTCGCCTTTGGTCCAGGCTGGCCGGGTATCATCCAGCATCTGAGTGATCATCTCTTTCGAGCCCGGGATCATATACAGCAGGTTCGAAAGGATTTGCTCGGTGACATACTCAAGTGCGCTGTGGCGGTTCGCCAAGAATTCTATTTGTGCTTCGAGATCGACAATCCGTTGTTCGAATTCGGTATGCATTTGAAACATCCGTGCTGGAGTGAAGTTCAACTTAGCGATGAGTCTTGGCTCCGGTCTACTGGCAAGGTGCGGAAATGACCCCGCTTCCGGTCACCAAGGCTGACATCGAGGCGTGGCGGGCTCTGATGACCCGCGTTCGCGGCGTCGTCGAGCAGGGCCGCCAGCTGCGGCTTCTGACGGTCGCGCAGCGCGCCTACCGCGCGGTGCTTCCGCTGCCGCCTTATGACCGGACCAACCCGTTCGAGCGCCTGGCCGACGCGGCCAAGCAGTTCGCCACCGACGACACGCCGCTCGGCCGGCACACGGCCAAGAACCTGCTGGCCAGCAACTACCGCGACTGCCTCCGCCTGTGGCCCGACGTGTTCGACAGCACGTCGCGGCCAGGTGCGGCGGCGCAGCGCGAGCGGCATTGGATCAAACGAAGGGATATCGGCGATGTCGATTGAAACCCGCGGGGGGATTTCGACGGGCCGGATCAGGGAGGAGGGCGCACGATGAAGTCAGATGCCGCCTGGGCGCGTGAGGTCAATGCGACCTTTCCGACGCCCGATGAATACGCCAAGGCCATCGTGCTGGCGGCGATTGACATGTGCGAGTTGTCGCTCCTGGTGAAACAGCCGGACGACGTGTTGCGCGGCGTCGTGTGCTTTCGCGGGCGATGGGTAGCGTGGCAGGCCCTGTGTGCTGTCCACCTCAAGGCCAACCCGCGGCTCATCGGCCGCCCGATCGGCTGTGGACCCGACCCCATCGGCACCTTCTGGAGCGTGCGCTCTCAGACCTGGTGGAGCGATGCGCGGGTCAGCGGCCTGGTCGCGGCGCTTGCGTCGGGCGCACCGCTCGAGCCGACGCGCACACCCCAGACGGCCTACCGAGTGATGACGCAGGTTCGCGACCGGATCGAGGAGCGCCTCTCGTGACCGCGAACCGCTACGCGCTGAGGGCGTCTCGCGAACCCGGTTCGCGTGACGATCTGGACTTCTTCCCGACGCCACCTTGGGCGACGCGGGCCTTCCTCGAGAAGCTGGAAAGAGAAGTCGATGCCTCCATTCCGAACCGGACAGCTTGGGAGCCCGCGTGTGGTCAAGGCCATATGGCAATTCCCCTCGCGGAGCGATTTCGGACTGTTAGCGCATCAGACATCATGCAGCACGTTTGGACGCCCGGAACCCAGGCGACGTTCAAATCCTATGGAAGCTGGCCGCCTGGTCCGTCGATAGATTTTCTAGACATGCGGATGTCGCCGGCACCCGACTGGATCATCACCAACCCGCCGTTCAACTTGGCGGCTGACTTTGCGGTCGCTTGCCGATCTCGCGCCTCAATCGGCTTTGCTTTGCTGGTGCGGTCAGTCTGGGCGGAATCGATTGGCCGCTACGACGCCATTTTCCGTGAGATGCCTCCGACGCACATCTGGCAATTTGCGGAGCGCGTGCCGATGGCCAAAGGCCGATGGATTCCGGCGGGTTCGACTGCGACGGCCTATTCGTGGTTCGTCTGGGACGTTCGAAAAATCGGCTCCGGCACCGAATTTGGCTGGATTCCGCCCGGGCAACGCGCGCTCTACCATCGCGAGTCCGACGTGGATCTGTTCAACGGCGGCGACGCATGACGGTTGATCGTTCGGTCGCCGAGATCTTCAACCAGGCGCGACGCGCTGACGTGGAGGCTGTCGCTGGGGTGAAGCTCTGGCGCGCCGGGCGGCGGCTGCGCGGCGAGTGCCCGCTCTGCGGCGGGTCGTCGGGCAAGCGGGCCGATGGGTGTTTCTCTGCGGATCCGCGCAGCGGTCTCTGGAAGTGCTGGAAGTGCGACGCCGGCGGCGATGTGATCGAGCTCGAGCACCGGCTGCGAGGTCTGCCAGGTGAAATGCCGCTCGATGCGGCCAAGCGCCTGATTGGCGAGGAGCGCCGGGCGCCGCTCAATCCGCCAGTGCGCCAGGAACTCGAGGAAGCCAATGACTTCTCTGCGCGTGTCGCCGACGAGCTATGGAAGTATGCACGGCCCGCCGCCGGCACGATCGTCGAGGCGTACCTGCGCCAGCGGGGTCTGGCTGATTGGGTGATCGCTCAGGCGGTCCGATTCCTGCGGTTTCATCCGGCTGCCTATCATTCGGGGTCGTTCGCGGCTGGAGCAAGGTTCCCAGCCATGATCGGTCGGCTGCGCACGCCAGAGGGGCCAACCGACGGCATCCACGTCACCTATCTCGCGCCAGGCGGTGCGGGTAAGGCCAAGATCGCGCCGGCCAAGAAGATGTGGGGGCCGCAGTCCCTGAATGGCGTCCGCGGCGGCGTCTGGCTTGCCGGGACGACCGGGAAGGGCCCTTTGGTCGTCGGCGAGGGCATCGAGACCACCTTGGCCGCGGGCCAGCTCGTCGCCGGGCAACCGTGCCGCATGGTCGCGGCGCTCTCGCTTGGAGGCCTGCAAGGCGGCGCATTAGCGGACCGCTTCGGCCGTTACAGTCCCGATGTCATCACGGCCGATCCTGATCGGCCGGCCTTCACCTGGCCAGAGCCGGAAAAGCGGCCATGGGGCGAGGTGCTGATCGCCGTCGATCGCGACATGAGCCCTGTGCCAATGAAGGTGCGCAAGTTGGGCGGCGGGACGGCCGAGGTTCAGGTCGATTCGGACGCCAGGGCGCGGATCTGCGCCGGCCTGGCCATTCAGGCATGGAAATCAGCGCGTGCGCCCGTGGTTAGAGCCATCGCGCCCGGCGCTGGCAGGGACTTCATTGACGAGCTGCGGGAGCGACTGGCGTGAGTGCGGATGGCGGATCATACAGCTTCGGTTCAGCGCCATCGCCCGAAGAGCTCGCACAGTTCGAGCTGAACGACTTCGGCAACGCCATGCGCCTGGCGCGCATGGTCGGCGCCGAGATCAATCCTGACGGGACTGTCGACACGGCCGGCGCGACGCTGCTCTATGTGCGCGAACTGGGCTCGTGGATCGGCTGGAACGATAAGCACTGGGACCTGAAGCTGGGCGGGCGTCTGGCGCAGCGGATGGCGCACCGCGTCGCCCAGACGCTGATCGCGCAACAGCCGTTCCTGGCTGCTCGCATCCCCAAGGCCGACAAGGAAATCTGGTCGTTCATCCGCGCCAGTGGCAATGCCGGCAAGGCGTCGTCCATGTTGGAGATCGCCGAGTCCTATCTACAGGTGGACCTCGACGAGTTCGACAAGGATCCGCTCGCGCTGACCGTTCAGAACGGGACCCTGAAGTTCCGCCGCGCGCCTGGAGACGGCTGCATCGTCAGCTTCGGACCGCACGATCCGATCGACCGCATCACCCGGATGGCCCACGTCGTGTATGATCCTGATGCGGCGGCGCCCGTTTGGGAGGCGAGCCTTCGCCAGTGGCAACCGTTGCCAGAGATGCAGGGCTACCTCCAGCGGCTGTCGGGCTATGTGGCGACAGGCCACATCCACGAGCAGGTCTTCGTGATCCTGCAAGGCAAGGGCAGGGACGGCAAATCGACCTTCGTCGGGGCCCTGCGCGAGCTGCTCGGCGACTATGCCGGCGTTTCGGACGTCAAGACCTTCCTCGACATCGGCCAGCGTGGCGGCAACGACGCCTCGCCGGACCTGGCGCGCCTGGCCGGCGATTGCCGTCTGGTGAGCGTGGCAGAGCCGCCTCGAGGGGCGAAGCTGGCCGAGGCGATGATCAAGAGCTTCACGGGCGGCGCGCCAATCCTGGCGCGGTTTCTGCGGCGTGACCCGTTCGACTTCCTGCCCAAGCCCAAGGTCATCATGGAGTGCAACAGCCGTCCTGTGATCCGCGGTGACGACGAGGGCATCTGGCGACGAGTGCGCCTGATCATGTTCGAGCACCAGGTCGGGCCGGACAAGGTCGACAAGTCGCTCGCTGCGAAAATCCGCCTGGAATATTCCGGGGTGCTCAACTGGATCATTGGTGGCATCGGCGATTGGATGAGTGAGGGGCTTCGCGAGCCGGATCGGGTGGCCGCGACCATGGATGACTACCGCAAAGGGGCGAGTCCATTTGGTGAGTGGTTCCTCGAGCGGCTGGAGCTGGTCGAGGATGCCAAGACGCCCGCGAAGCACCTCTATTCCGACTACAAGGAATGGTGCGAGGCGGCCGGCATAGAGCGGCCGATCAGCCAGACAGCCTTCGGCAACGCGCTGGCCGACCGCCAGGTGATCCGATGCGGCAAGGATCGCCAGGGCAACGTGCTGCGCATGGGCGCGCGCCTGCGGCCGAAACTCGACGCGCCACTCGATGTTCCGGGCGCCGGCGGCCCTTCAGGAGGCGATGATGATGTCTTCGCGTGACGGACACTTGACGGACAGTTGGACAGTTTGGGGGCGGCTTCCGGGCAACCCTCGGCGAAGAACGGATAGTTCAGCTGTCCGTCGGGCAAAAACCGTCCGTCGCGCAAGGTGTTGTTTGTAAAAGGGAAACGGACAGTCCGGACAGTTCGGACAGTTTTCCGGGGTGACGCATATGCGATCATGCGCATGCGGGGCGTATGCGGAGGTGTGGGTGTCCGTCCGTGGTGTCCGTCTCTGTGTGTGGTGGTGTTGTGGTGGGTATCCTTGTCAGGATTAGGGGTGATGAAATGAGCAAAGCGACTGCCGAAAATCGAAAGATGGAAATCACTTCGACGAAGGCTGGCGTTTTCACGGCGGCCGACTGTTCCGTGGAAAAGCTCCTCGGACCGGCCAGCGGCCTTGGCATGGCCGGCTCCTGGGCGCTTCTGTGGCTGCACACCTTCTGCGAGGCGATGGCGATCGAGAACGTCGAGGCCCAGCAGTTCGGGGTCTACATGCCGATGTTCTGCGAGCGCCTGCCTGGTGGCCTGATCGATCGCCGGCCGCTGCTGCGCAACTACATGTTCGTGCGCGTTGGCGAGGACAGGATCGCCGATGGCAGCTGGGCAAAGCTGTTTAATACCCGTGGCGTCAAGACCGTGTTCACGGTGTCCTCGATGCGGCCTGCGTTCATCCGCGACGCTGACATCCAGCAGCTGCGCCAGGCTGAATTGGCTCGCGCCAGCGCGGCAACGGTGATCGCTGACACGCCCTGGAAGGAAGGCGACCGTGCGCAGATCTTCGATGGTTCGTTCGCCGGATTTTCCGCAATCGTCGATTACCCTATTGACAGGGATCGCGTTTATGTTCTTCTTTCGTTCATGGGCCGACAAACCCGCGTTGAAGTGTCCCGTTCGCACTTGACCCCCTTGCGAGGTCAAGTGCGGTAGCCATTCGGCCCTGTCCTAGCGATCAACATTCCAGAAATCCCGAGCGAACGGCGTGCGCTTGATGAGACGGCCCAGAGGTTGGCCCGATCGTAGTTCGCCTAGTAGGCCCAGCCCGCGGCGGTGCGGTGTCCCGGTCACGTTCCCGGTCTGAGCGTGCGGCTGCGACTGGGGCGACCTGGTCGCAGCAAGTTTCGCCCGAACGGGCGTTTTTATTCCAGGCGCTGCCTGGATTAGGTGTCTCGGGCCGATCTCACTTCGGA